ATGGAGCAGGCATTTCAAAACGGGCAGCCGGAACAAAGAGCGAAACCGTTCAAAATGTTTAAAAAACGTTCAATGACAAGTATCGCAAGTTACCAGGTCAGCCCTCATACCGCCAGAATTTTCAAAGAAAACGAGCGGCTGATTGACAAGTATAAACAAAAAAAAGCTTGATTACACTAAGGACAGGAGACACGGCTCTTGTCCTTATTCCTTTTTTCCTTATCTTTCATATAATAAAACCAACAAAGAGATGCGACAGGTGATGATGTGAAGAAAATTGTCAGGCGCGTAAAGTTTGTGGATTACGGACGCTTCGGGCTTTCCGCTTATTCGCTGAGGATGCGGGCGAGGAATCTCAGGCTATTGAACCGGTTAAAAAAGAAAAAAGGCTGAATCCCGCAATGTGAACGGGACTCAGCCTTTTTTGTTAAAGCTGCATCAGAATTTTCGCTTTTACAGCGGGGCCGTAGACGCCGTCAGACGTCAGTCCGTTTACAGATTGGAAGCGGGCCACGGCATCTGCGGTTTTCAGACCGTAGATACCGTCAATTCCGTTATTGACAGCTCCTTTTTCAGGATAGAAATAAAGCGCGGCGAGCGCGTTTTGCACCTGGTATACCTTTTCGCCGGACGTGTACGGCTCTGTCAGCTGAATCACCTCGTCCGGAAGAGAATACAGTGCTTCAACCGGCGGGCTGACGATCAGTACTTGTCCGACTTTAATTAGGTTCGGGTCAGCGATGTTATTCCATTTCTGCAGATCGGCCACGCTGACGCCGAATTTCCGCGCGATCGCCGACAGCGTATCTCCTTTTTGGACGGTATACGTCTGTCTTTCCCCAGAACCGATTCCCGCTTTAAACTCATCCCATGTATCCAACAGTCTTCTCGGACAAAGCTTTCCTGACCAATGCTTGTGCGCAACGACATTTGCAAGCGTGATGCCGTGAGAGGTCATTAATGTGCGGATGAGCCATTGGGCGTTTGCCACGGCCTGTGAAAAGTTGCCGTCTGCGTTTTCACAAATTTCAATACCGATGGATTTACGGTTGCCGTCCCCGTTTCCGTCACCGGCATGCCAGCCGCTTTCGTTCAGCGGAAGATGCTGATAAATTTCCGTATCATCGACTGTGAAATGCCAGCTTGTCGGTGTATCGGGATTTTTCACATAGCTTGCGTGACTTTTGGCGTTAGCTCCGACTGCGGTATTGGCTGTATTGTGCACCGTAATGTAAATCGGTGTCATTGCATAGCCTGGGCGGTTATTGTTTCCTGCCGGGATAAAATCCTGTGTGATTTTTACCATATTCTCATCTCTCCTATTTCGATAAATTGTTTATTTTTAATAAAGCCTGCTGTTTTTTCCCTTTTGCTGTAACGTAATTGTTTTTAAACCAGGCGGCGGCAGTCGTTATGATTGTAAAAACGGCCGACCCGGCGGCATACAGCGTATCTGCAAGCTGGCTGACCTGGTCCTCCTGAATATTCAGCGGCGATTTGCCGAACATCAGCAAAGTTTGATTCAATAAAGCAAGCAAAAGAAGCACCGTCCTGACGACCGTGCCTTTGTCCGCGAATTTCATATCGGTTTCCCCCTTACTTTTGCAGCAGATTGTACATGATGGCGATGGCTCCGCCAATGACGCCCGTGCAGATTGCTGTCACGATCGCTCCTGTAATGGTCCGCTTAATCCATGTTGTGTTTTCGTCAATTTTGTTCAGTTTTTCATTCAGCGTCATGATTTGCTGATCCTGCCGGTCGGATACCCGCTCTAATGCGGCCACCCGCTGTTCTAGCACCTTTTGTTCACCTTTGATGCCTGCGAATTCTTTTTGCACCGCTTGTTCATCCAGAAGCACTTCCGCTCCCCCCTCTTACATTGTTCTCACCTCCCTTCGGAAGCTTCATTCTTACGAAAATGCCGTGCCTTTGACAGAAAGGCTCCCGCCGGAAATGCTCTGGATTTCCATGACGATTTCCTTAAAGCCGGCAATATCAAATGACCACACTTCTTCTGTGCCTGACGTACCGGCGGCTGATGTCCCGTCATCAGACCTGATTCCTCTGATCGGCACGTTTTTTCCCGAGATGGATCTCCCCCAAAACGCGACATGGCCCGACTCAGCGGTGCCGGTGATTTCGACGAGAAGTTTTTTCCAAGCGCCCGCCGAGAAGATGCTTCCCTCGCCCGCCTCTGCTGCATTTTCATGAAAAATCACGTCTGTATATGAAAACGCCATATCACCGCCCGTACCGACAGATTGGTATAAAACAAATTCGGACTGCTTTTGATTTCCGTTTTCAAAACGGAACCGGTAATATCGTTTTGTCAGGCTGATCCACCCCGAAGCGGTCAGCACTCCGCCTTTGACTGCGACAGAATGTGAAGCTGTCCACGAATTGTTATCCTCACTCTCTTCGATAAAAAGAGTTCCGCTGCGGTCCGAATAAGCCCACCCCTGTACTCTGTCTATTAAGACGGCTCCTAAACGGTCTTGTCCGAATTGGCTGTAAACTTCAATCGCTTCTAGCGGCGTATTGGTAAGAAGCTCTGCCATTCCGGACAAATCAGCAACAGGTGTGACATAATCGTTTTTGTTACCGCGATAAGCTTTTACGGCGCCGGGTCTGCCAAGTTGATCGGCGGGAAATTCAAATGAATGCTTTTTCATCGGCCGTCCTCCTTTTCTCATTTATTAAAAATGACAAATAAAAAAAGCCGTTTGGCTTATGACACAGCATTTTTATAGTTTTCGTATGTTTCACCTGTTATTTCTTGAAATTCCTCAGGCGTGATATACTTCGCGGCCACACCTTCAGCCAGATCTTCGGCAGAGCAGTCATCATAGCCCATAGCTTGTTTTACCATTTCTATTGTGGCCCACTTATAAAACAAAGCGTAAACCCAAAAGTTAAGTCTCTTCATTTTTTCATTCTCCTTTTACGTTTAATAATTCTAATTTTAAAGACGCTAATTGCCTGCCGAGTGACTGCTGCGCTTGTTCGGCTGCTTTTCTGGCCAATTTCTCATTCGCCAGCTGTCCGCCGAGGCCTGCAAGCTGGTTTGAATCGGGAGCCGTATCTTTTTTTAAGCTGTCTTTATATGCTTCGTCAGCCGTTTCCACCCATTCTTGTTTCTCTTCATCAAAAAATGGGCGCCACATGCCTTCGCCGTTTATTTCCGGCGGAAAGTCCGCAGCGTTAGCTGGCATTATATAATCTCCTTTCTCAGAATCCGGATAAAGCTCAACCGGAGTGCCTGTATAAATGTTGTCATTGTCATACGGAAATATTAATTTCATATTCTCGCTCCTTTACGTGAGTGCCAAAACAAGGTCAATATAATAGCCGTTCACATTACTTTCTATATTGGCCATAATTCCCGTCAGCTTCATATCTCCATTAGAATAAATAATAAATTTGCTGTAACCGGTGGTGCCGCTGGCTGCAACCATCGTTACAACGCCTTTGGCCGGCGCACAAGAGGATGGCACACTCCCGAATACCACTTCTCTGTCCGTAAGAACGTGTCCGTTCAGGTGAAGGGTGTTTCCCACTTTGCGGTATTGAAGCGGCCTGTCTCCTGATTTAGCGCCATTTTTATAAGGAACATTTATCCAAGGTACATTCTCAGTATCAAGTTCAGTAACGAGGCGCCGCCAGCCCTGCCAGCCCAAGTTCAAATCCAAATAGTTCGTGAACATATTATTTTTATAATCAACGGCAATGACATACCCAAACGTTCCCTTTCCCTCACTGTCAAGAGAGGTAAAATGAAACATGCCGCGGGTCGAAGCGTTGCTCGGGCTGTTTGCCGCTTTGCCGGTTGAATAAAAGGTGCCGAACGCCCTGCCGTTTTTAACGATTTTTTCAAGAAAGTTATCATCATCACCAATTGTAAGAAGATAGCCGCCGTTATCGTTTGTTATTTTCGAAAGCTGTGCCCCGTTCCACATATTTTTATCCGCCTGTGTGACATGGATGTCTTTTTTATTGGCGTGAGCGTCTACTTTTGCTTGAGAGCCGGCATCTGTTTCTCTTTGGCTCCATTCCGACCATACGCCTTTAGTGCTGAAACTTCGGACGTATATGGGGTTTCCGGCGGTCACTGTGTCTATAAACATTTGGACAAACGTCGGTGATGCTCCGCGGGTTCTTTGCATTACAATTAATTGTCCGTATTCCGCAGGCTTATTTTCCGTATGCTGAACCGATATATAGTAGATACCGGACGTTTTTATATTGTCTAAGTTTGTTTCCGTTACCGTTTTAGCATTCCCGTCATTGTCAGTTAGATTGAATAACTGCCCTGCATTCCATTTGTCTTTGTCAGACTTGGTTACATGAAGATCTGTTTTGTCGGCATGCTCATTTACTTTTGCTTGTGCTCCGGCAGCTGTTTCAAATGGCATCCATTCCGTCCAGATGCCGTTTTTTAGCGTTTTTCTCCAAAATCCCCCGTCATATGAGAAAGCGGCCGCCTCTCCGTTATTCTTTGAAGAATAAAGGTATATACCCTCTGACGGTTTAGGCGGGGTATTTACTCCAGTTGCAGCCGCTGAGAAAGTAAAGGTCTTATTCTGGCTGGCAGCGGTCTGATGAAAATCCTGTCCGTCAGAGATATCAAGAAAAGCGGAGCCATTATCTTTTGTCATTTTAGACAATTGCCCGTTATTCCACTTCTGGCGCTCTTCCTTCGTCACATGCCGGTCCAGATCTTGATTGTGCCGGTCGAAATCTTTTTTTGCTGCCTGCTGGACATTATCCACGTTTCCGAGGCCGATTTGCGCCTTTGTCGTTTTGTGCGGGTTGTTCATGTCGTTTTTATGGGCCGCCAGATCCGTGTGTGCGTCATTTATGCCTTTTTCCCAGCGGTTGACATCATCTTCGTTAATCGGATCGTCCGGAAGCCAGTCTGTTTTTTCTTCGTAAGCCATCGTTACACCACCTCAAAGGTAAATCTTAAATCAAGCGTTCTGTTATTGCTGAGATCTAAATTTGTTTTTCGTTCTGTGATGACGTTTCCTGTTTCGTCAAGCATCTGCACGGTTTCAATGTGTTTGACGTCTTCTTCCCTGCGTGTGAGAACGGTGACTGCGGCATCTTTTACGGAAATGTCCGCAATCGGAGTTTCTTTTCCGTTTAACAGCACTTTTGTGATCCTGTTTTTCAGATCGGCTGCGGCACGCTGTCTGTAAGCGGCTGATATCATGGTAAGACCACCTCGTTATTGTTGAGTGTGACGGAATAACCGACCTTCAGTTCACTGACTTTTCGGTATCTCCGATTGTTGAGAATGACCCGGTCTTTGATTTCCAGTGTTTCGTTTAATGCGGCTCTCAGTGTATACGCCAAATGAGCGGGTTTGATTTTTTCAAGCGTTTCAATCAGCTCGTTCATGTGCTGCAGGTCATCAAGCCCGATATCGGCATAAAAACGATACTGCCCCGGAAACATCCGAACGTAAGCTGACGGATGTTTTAAAAAACGGTTTAGCGCCTGCTCGATCGCTTGATGTGTGATGGGCGGAATATTCGACATCTTGGAAATCAGCCTGAGCCGTCTCATATCCTCCGTGTCACCTGATTCCCGCGGTATTTTTAATATTTTTTCCCAGCGGTCAAGCCCCCACGTCGCCGTCGTGATAAAGAGCTGATCTGTCAAATCGAAAATATCGTTATTCTGCCGCTCAAACTCGGGAGCTTCCGCCTCAAGCAGTTGTGCCATCTCCTTTAATCGGGTTAAAAACGGCGGGAGGTACGCCGTCATCTCATCGAGTCTGCTCAAGGATTGTCACCTCTTTGAGTTTAGGAATTTCCACGTCACTGAGCACGAGGTTTTCCGCCGCACCGTTCATTTTGATATCGGCGTAGTCACTGACGGATGCCGAGTTATAAACGATGTTGTTTATTTGTGATAGACGGACGGTGTTTTCTTCGAAGGCCATTTTCTTAAATAAATTCAGGACGCCTTTTTCAATCTCCGCTTTTACGTCATCGATCGAGCTGTTCAGCTCAGGCAGCACGGAAGCGGAGATTTCGATTTCCTTCCATACGGCGCTTTCCACCGTTACTGCCGCTCCGATCGGCGCCTGTCCTTCTCCCTGCCCTTCGTCCGGATCAATATAATCCTTTACTTTTTTGATCAGAATATCTGATGCCGGTTCCAAATTCGCATTTGTGATGACAACCTTCACCGTTCCGGCTCCGTTCCAAAGCGGAAAGATTTTAGCCCTGCCGACGCCGTCAACCTCTTCGGCCCATTGTTTATAATGCTGTTTATTTGCGCTGACTGCTTCCCGGCGGACACGGGTAAAATAGCGCGCCCTTAAGCTGTTGTCATCTTCTTCCTCACGGCCGGGAATTAATATATCGCGCACGACTGCTTTCTCAAGCCCGGGTATCGTATCAAGCGGCAGCAGGTTCTGCCCTGAAATGCCGGCATTGCCCGCTTCACCGGCTGTTTCACATTCAAGCGTTCCATCCCCCGTATATTGAAAATACAGGTTATCAACGAAGAAACGGGAGCCTGGCGGAATGGTGATGCCCGCTGTGAATTCTCCGGCTCTGACCGCTTTTGTGGCAGGTGTTCGTTCAATTCCCGCTTCAGCAGCACGCCTGTCCAGAAATTCTCCCTGAGCCGTATCGGAGAACACGAGCTCCAGCACGGTATCAAGCCAAATATAAGACTTTGCGAGCTCAGCGGCCGCAGGCGCGAGCGCATTGTAAATGACGCTGCCTTCTCTCGTATCAATATCTGCCGTAATGCGCGCCAGCATTCTGTCCATAATGTCGTCAAACGTCTGAGCTTCAAACATCCTCACCCAGCACCTCCTCTATCTCAAGCATGCCCTCATCAGTTTCAACGGTAAAAAAGACGATGAAGGCATCATCTTTTTTCTCAATCTCAAAATTGGTAACGGCCAAAATACGGTCATCATACAGCAAGGCTTCTTCTATCAGTCTTGGAATCTCCATTTTTTTATAAGCATCCGTCGTGTTCTGATCTGAAAGCACTTCCTGCAGTTCATTTCCGATATCATGGCTGAAAACCGAATATGAATACCGTTCTGTGTGAAGAGCGATATAGACGAATTGTCTGATTGCGTCCAGTCCGTTTATCAGTTCATTGGTAATTCGGTTGTTTTCAAAATCAATTCGGTAGGTTTGTGAAGTCTCAACGGCCTCACTCGCATCCTCCAAATCTTCAAATTCGATTTCCGGTGTCAGGGCCATTGCACCCGCTCCTTTTAGATTTGTTCATGTAAAAAAGCCCTCTTCGGCAGATGAAGCGGCTTTAATAGGCTGATATTCTCGTACATCTCCGTCCGGATGCCGGTTAAATTTTGTCCAGTACAAAGAAAGACTGTCCTCCTGTTAAGGCGGCGGTCATCACCCGATCTCCCGCCTGGAGCTGATCATCTTCTCCGGATCTCAGCCGCTTCGGCACAATGAGTGCATCAGACGGAATCAAAAGTTTGTCGTGATCTTTCAGTTTCAGCTCGAGCGGCGAAACGGAGGTCACTTCGGCCGGCATCAGCTCCACCGGCGCTTCGGCGTCAACCGCTCCGACGGCTAAATGTTTAATGGCATCACTTAATCTCATCAGGATGTCCCCCCGGAAGTGAATTTTTCTCCGTAACGTCAATCGTCATGGTATGTTTTGTTCCTTGGAATTCATGGCGGTCCGTATCTACATAATAGGTTTTCTTCAGCCCGATTTCCGGAATTGAGATATAGACAGGCAATCCGCTTTCCAACCCGGGAATACCGATCGCCTGTATATTTTTCAGCTCTTTCTTAACGCCTTTTTTCTCAGCCTGCTTCACTTTTGCGCGCTGTTTCAGCTGGGCTTCGTTAATGTCGTCAGAAACCGTTTCGGTATACTGCAAAACGCCGAATGTTTTCATGCCCGCGCTGTCTGACGCGGAAGCCTTTATCGTTTTATTGTCTTTTTGCAGCCGCATGACGACACGGGTTGCGGTGTCATCAATTGAGGTGCTGTATTGATACCCTGTGATATTAACTCCTGTTTCCAGCACCCATATGTCAGACGGCTCCGGCCATTCACGCAAGCCGAGCCTGCCTTTTTCTGAATAGAGCTGATAATTGCGCCCCGTCTGGCTTTTTGTCTGCTTTAACGCTTTTAGCATCATATCGTAAAGGCTTGTATCATTTTTAAAAACGAGTGATTTAATGGTATGGCCTGTGTTGGCAATGGATGTGACGGGAATTTGAAAATCGCTGGCGATCCTTTTTAATATTTGATCGGCGCGCTTGTTGGAAAACACGTAAACGTCCTGGTTTTTCACAAGATATTGGAGCATATCGTATGCGGTGAAGGCGACGGTATGCTCATCGGGCGTTCTTGCAAAAACAACGCCGCGGAACAGTTCTTTTCCGTTCCATTTGAACAAAACCGTATCCCCCTCCGATACACCGTAATACGTCTGGCTGCCCTGCTTTACGACAATCGTCGCTTCGATGGAGCGGGGCGCCTGATATCTGTGTCCTTCCAGCGTGACGCTTTCTGTGACAAGCTCGAGCCACTCCGTTTCTTTTATGACAAATAGTTCAATCATCTTTTCACCCGTTTCATTGCGGTATCTTCAGCTTCTGCCCCGGGAAGATCCAATGCCCCGGCTGCCGGATATTCCGTTTGCTGCGCTTAATCATGGCGGTTTTATTCGCGTTCCAGATTTTCCGCCACTCCGTATGGTTTCCGTAAAATTTGCCGGCGATGTCCCAAAGCGTATCCCCTTTTTTGACGGTATATGTTTTGGGTGAGGCTTTGGACGGGCGCTTCGCTTTCGTTTTTTTCTTTTGTTTGATTTTTCTTGGCGAAGCGGTTTTATATTCTTTCAGTACGATATCAAAATTCCGGTCGCCGATTTCATTGTCACCTTCGCTGTAATTAAAGCTTTCAATGCTGCATGTGACATTGATTTTTGTCCCTGTAATCAAAAACTGAACGGGTTTTTTCGCTTTCATCCATGCTTCAATGGCTGAAATGGCTTTTTCCGGCGAAGGGATGCTTTGATATTCGGCAATCGGGCTGTACCGTTTCGGAAAAAAAGAAGAGAACGAAATTTCTTTCGCTCCCGGTTCTTCGATAAACGTCACCTCTCCAAGTCCGGTGACTTTCACGGAATCATTCTGCACGCTGTTTGCGATATCAATCGCTTCAGGGAGAACGGGAAGCCGGAGCTTGTCCTTCCCCTGAGACAGCCAAAATTCGTAAACAGATTTAGCCAAAAGCAACGGCCCCCTTTGCTCCGGTATAAATGTCTTTTTGCAGTTCATCAATCAGCGCCTGTTTGATTTTGGCGGCGAGGCTGTCGGCGTCCTGTCCGTTATGGAAATGCTGATCGCCGCTGAATTCGATTTTAATTTCTTTTGTTCCCGTTTTTTGAACGGTTTGTCCGCCGCCTTTAACGGCTGCGGAAACCGTGCCGGCTGAAAGCGCCGCCGGTTCCGTCTGGGACGGATCGGACACTTCCATGCCGAGCGCTTGAGCGGCTTGTTGCAGCAGATAACGGCCGCGGATGCCCCGCTCTTCAGGGATGATCCACTCCCGTTTGTTCCCTTCGCCGACACGGGCGATCTGCTCCTTGGTAATCAGACCCCCATTGGCATAACCGACGTAAGGGCCTCCATGAGCCATACTTTTAATCCCGGGGACATTGCTGATCGAGCCGTATCGGCTTTTAATATAACCGATAGCGGCAGCGGCGTTGTGAATTGGATTTCTGATATCATTCATGCCCGGCGCTTTGTGATCTTCAAAGGTGCTCGGAATCGTCTGCATAAGCCCCTGTGACGGGTGTCCGGCTTTGGCGTTGCTATCCCATAGATTAATGGAATTAGGGTTGCCGCCTGACTCATGCTGTGCGATCGTCATTAATCCCGGAAGCCAGCTGATCGGCGTATTGGTTGCTTTCATTGCGGCCAAAAGCCACTCTTTGACGCTTCCTCCCGCTGCACCCATGCCGGAAAAGGCTGCTGCAAGCGAACCTGCCTGTTTTTCGGCGTATTTTTTCACGTCAACTGAGCCAAGCCCTTTGACGACGCCGACTGAAGCAAAGCGCCCGAGGCTCATCATGACACGGGAAGGAGAGTGAATATCAAGCTCTTCCCTGAATGCGTCCTCGACTTTTTTGGCCATATCTTTGGCCGCCTGTTTGACTTCGCTTCCTTTTGCAGTCATCCCTGATACGAAGTGTCCGATCAGGCCTGACCCCCAGCCGTTCGCGGAATCTCTTGATTGCACAAACGGTTTATTGATATGTGTGCTTACGTATTGCGACGTTCCCGTATCTTTTGCATTCTGTCCGGCCGAATATCCTTTCACCGTTGCGGCGCCCCATGATGACGATTGATTAACCGCCGATTGATAAGGTGTTTTCACCTTTGTTTTTAAAAATGAATCGGTGCCCGTCGGCGAAGTATTCTGACCTTTGGCATAGCCCGCAACGACTTGCTTTCCGTAACCGGATGAAGACGAAATGAGGGCATTGAACGGCGTTCCGATGTTTTTTTCCTTCCAGCCGTCCATATCCACCGCTTTTTTGCTGATTCCGCTGTCAAAGCCTTCAGTAAACTGTTTGCCGAGTGATGAAGCCGTCCCGCCAAGTCCGGATGTCTCTACAGACGCTACGGCCGACACAGATGCAGAAGAAGAAACACCGCCCGCTCCCGCCGGAACAGCAGAAGACTGAGCCGAAGCCGCGCCCATATCATCGACAACACGCATGCCGAGCTTAGACGCAGCTTGTGAAAGCAGCATCTTTCCGCGTCCGCGATTGTTGTCAACGGGAATGACAAATTCTTTACCGGCTTCACCGATCCAGGAAATGGTCGGCTTTGTAATGTAGCCGCCCGTGGCGTTTTTGTCCGTTTTTTTCTTTTTATCTCCGCCGCCTCCTGTGACAAAGTTCATTATGCCTGAAATCATTTTGCCGCCGGTTTTATCCCAAATCTTTTTCACCCAGTCGAATGCTGCAGAAAAAGCATCTGATATGGCTGTTCCCACTTTTACAAGAGGTTCTTTTATATGTTTCTCAAACCATCCGCTTAACCCTTTCCATATATCCTTTACCGTATCTAAAGCAGTCTGGAAAGCATCTGATATTCCTTTACCGACATTTTTCACCATGTCTTTTACCGGATTCCAGACAGTATCCATGAACCAGCCGGAAACCGTACTGAAAACAGATTTAATTTTATCCCAAGCTCCTGTGATTTTACTCCAAATGGACGTCGCCACTCCGACGACAGCCGATTTTACGGGCCCCCACACCGTGCTCATAAACCAGCCGGATACTGTGCTGAAGACACCTTGAATCGTCGTCCACGCATTCACGATATTTGACCAGATACTGGTTGCCACTCCGACGACAGCCGATGAAACCGGCGTCCATACATTTTCCATGAACCAGGATGACACCGTGCTGAAAATCCCTTGAATCGTCGTCCACGCATTCACGATATTTGACCAGATGCTTGTCGCCACTCCGACGACAGCTGATGAAACCGGCGTCCATACATTTTCCATGAACCAGGATGAAACGCTTCCCCAAGTATCTTGTATTGTTGTCCAAGCACTTTGCGCCGCTTTGGAAATATCATTCCACGTGTCTTTCAAAGCCCCTGAATCAAAGGCCTCTCCCAAGCTGGAACCGCCTAAACTGCCGGCGATGCCGCCTACCGCGCCGCCGATTAATGTGCCCACTCCGGGCACAACGCTGCCGATTGCCGCTCCGGCCGCGGCTCCGGCAAGACCGCCGCCTGCTGAGCCGACCTTCTCTCCTGCATTATCTTTATTGATGCCGGCTAAATCAGTAAGTGATAACAATTCACCTATGCCGGGAATTCCTTTAGCGGCACCTTTTAACCCTTTCATACCGCCTTTTAGCGCCTTTGAATCTCCCAAGCCTTTCAAAAGCGCGCCGATGCCTTTACCTGCCCCTTTTGTTTTCGGCGTGTTTACGGATGCCTGTTTGCTTTCCTTTACGGAGGAACCTCTTTTCGAGGATTTATTTCGCCCTTCGACTTTACTGCTTTTGCCCCTCGTCACTCCGGTACAGCAGCAGCATCCCCCAAAAGCCCCGCCGTTTTTTTTGGCTGACTTTCCTGAAGATTTTGGCGCTGTTACCGTGCGCTGTGAACCCTTTGCAAGATCAGGACGCTTCGGGCCGTTGGAGCCGCCGGCAGTAAGGCCGCCCTTACTCTTTTCTTTTTTCGTGCCGCCTCCTAATAATCCGCCGATATTGAGTTTGCCTAATTTTTCAGCGATTCCTGAAAATATTTTTTCTATTAATTCCCCGGCTTTTTCGATGATTTTGTCCGGGCTGAATTTCTCAAATTTCTTGGCAATCTTGCTGACAATTTTATCAACAAATGCCTCGGCTTTTTCGATGATCGCATCAGGACTGAATTTGCCGAACTTTTTATCAATGCCTCCGAACAGTGAGGATGTAAACTGCTCCACTTTTTCCAAAATCTTATCCGGATTGAGAAAATCGAATTTCTCAGAAATTCGGTCAATCGTGTCATTTACAAATTGTTCGGCGCGGTCGATTAGCTTATCAGGACTGAATTTGCCGACAACGTCGTCGACTTTCTTCATAAACGAATCAGTAAAATGATCCAGTTCTTTCAGTATGGTCTCCGGACTGAATTTGCTGACAACGTCATCTATCTTTTTCATAAATGAATCAGTGAATTTATCCAGTTCTTTCAATATGGCTTCCGGACTGAATTTACTCACGACCCCGTCTACTTTTTTCATAAACGAATCAGCGAATTTGTCCAGCTCTGCTAAAATCGTCTCCGGGCTGAATTTGCTTGCGATTTCGTCTACTTTTCCCATGAATGATGTTGTAAACTTATCCAGCTCTGCCAAAATCGTTGCAGGGCTGAATTTGCTCGCGATTTCGTCTACTTTTCCCATGAATGATGTTGTAAACTTATCCAGCTCTGCCAAAATCGTTGCAGGGCTGAATTTGCTCGCGATTTCGTCTACTTTTCCCATGAATGATGTTGTAAACTTATCCAGCTCTGCCAAAATCGTTGCAGGGCTGAATTTGCTCGCGATTTCGTCCACTTTTCCCATGAATGACGTTGTGAACTTATCCAGTTCGGTTAAAATCGTTGCCGGACTGAATTTGCTCGCGATTTCGTCTACTTTTCCCATGAATGAGGTCATGAACTTGTCCAGTTCGGCTAATATCGTTGCCGGGCTGAATTTGCTCGCGATTTCGTCTACTTTTCCCATGAATGAGCTCGTGAACTTGTCCAACTCTGCTAAAATCGTCTCCGGGCTGAATTTGCTTGCGATCTCGTCTACTTTTCCCATGAATGCGGTCGTGAACTTGTCCAGTTCGGTTAAAATCGTTGCCGGGCTGAATTTGCTCGCGATTTCGTCTACTTTTCCCATGAATGAGCTCGTGAACTTGTCCAATTCTGCTAAAATCGTCTCCGGGCTGAATTTGCTCGCGATTTCGTCTACTTTTCCCATGAATGCGGTCGTGAACTTATCCAGTTCGGTTAAAATCGTCTCCGGACTGAATTTGCTCGCGATTTCGTCTACTTTTCCCATGAATGATGTTGTGAACTTGTCCAGCTCTGCCAAAATCGTTGCCGGGCTGAATTTGCTCGCGATTTCGTCCACTTTTCCCATGAATGACGTTGTGAACTTGTCCAGCTCTGCTAAAATCGTCTCCGGGCTGAATTTGCTTGCGATTTCGTCCGCTTTCTTCATAAAGCTTGCAGCGAATTTATCCAGTTCCGCTATGATTGTTTCCGGATAAAATTTGGATGCGATGTCATTGACTTTTTTCATGAAGGTGTCTGCAATGGAGTCAAGCATTGAAAAATCGTTTTTCGGCGAAGCAGGAGCAGCAGATGCAGAAGCTTTTCCGACGTCCGGCATATTCTTTTGCATTGCAGCCAGCTGTGCTGTCACCTTTTCGTTTAACGATAATTGAATAACATTGTTTTTTCCCGTCAGCGAATCAATGCCCGCTGAAATTCGGCCGACTGTTTTCATGACGTGATCTATGACGCGTATAGTGACAGAGTACCCGTTCTTTAACGCAGATTGCATATAGCGTTTGATACGTTCCATGGCAGGGGTCACTTCGTCTGACGCATACAGTGAAACGGTAAATCCTTTAAAACCGGCAGCCAGATCCCGCAATCTCTCAAATGCCGCTGTCGCGCTGTCTTTTGCTCCTATTTTAATGGTTAAAGACGCAGGCAGACCCGCTAATTGGGCTTGCACCTTTTGGATGACGGCACTGGCTCCGTCTTCAGCTGAAATAGAGATCATTTGTGCGCCCAGCTTTCTTTTCATAGAGCGCTGGATGCGGTCAATTGTTCTTAAAACAGATTTACTCTCTTTGCGTATATCAATTTCACTTTGGCGTTTTGTCATTTTCCTGTATTTCTCAAGCGCTCTGAAGCCATTTTGGATTTTCCTTATTTTCTTTGAAACCCGATCTTCCAATTCAAAACGGGCGGTCAGCTTTGCCATGATGTCGCTCCCCCTTTCTTCGCTTGTTTTTCAAGAATGTCCAGCTTGTAACCGATTAAACCGTACAACAGCGCCTTAAAATGTCTCGGTGCTTCATATAACTCTTTCAGTTCTGATGGAGAATAATGAAGCTCATGCATCGCGTAATAGAGATACACGGCTTCCTTATTCCCATCTTTTATCAGTTTTTTGCTTCTTGCTCCAGATCTTCTAATTCATCTTCAAAACCGTTGATCTCAATCGCTTTATTCAGCCAATTTGCATACTCACCGCCGACTGAAAGCACGCGTTTTGCCACCTCGACCGGATCTGCCGTTTTGTAAGCGTCGCGGAGCTCCTTAGACCGGAAATCAGGGTAAATCGTAGATTCAACCGCAATCCGCGCATAAAAGCGCTGGCTGTCTAAGTCTTTTACTCGGCCTCTGCCCTTCACATTTTTATATGTCGTGCTTTCCTTCTCCAGTTCATCAATGCGCTCAGTCGTAATGGCTTTAAAAATAAAAGGCACGATGTTTCCTTTTTTATCGACAAAACGCTTTGAAAGCGGAACCCGAATCTCCTCAGCCTCGACTGTTTTACCCGGCATAAAGAATGACAGATCATATACTTGTTCGTTTTTTTCGCTCATGATGAAAACTCCCTTACTCTTTTTTTTATAAAAAACAGGCCTGTAAAAAGGCCTGTTTCACTCATACCGATCTTAATTAAAACGTTTCAGAAAGCTTTTCCGGCACATCGAAATCTTCAAAAGTAAACGGCACTTCTTCTTCGAGTGCTTCTGAGTCTACGTCCAGTCCGGCGATTTTTGCAGAATCAAAGTTGACGTCATACAGAGTGACGCGTTCTGTTCCGCGGCCCGATGATTTGTCATCAAGAACGGCTTGCAGCGTAAAATACGGGTCGCTGCCTTTTTTGACATAATCCATCATAAGGACGGCGAATTTGGATGTGACCTTATAGAATGTTGCCGTGCCCGTTCCGTTGGCGCCTGTTGTTTTATGTCCCGTCATGCGGCGGCCCATGATGTTTACTTCTGATTTGTTTTTTTCCACGTTTGCTTCAAACGTTTTAATATGCGCCATCTCTTCTCCGTCGAGAAATAAACGGCCTTCTTTTCCTGAAATCGTGTTTTGCGCTTTTAATGCCATCTTAGTTTACCTCCACGTTAAAGTAGAATTTTTCTGCCGCATCCACAGGCTGTACGGCGAGATCGATTAAAAAGCCGTCGCGGTCTTCATTCAGCCCGATTGTAATGTCTTTGTCTGAATCAAAGTTGGCGATGCCGCCCGCATCCTGAAGCGTAGTCAAATATTGAATGATCATCGTTTTGACGAATTGAAGGCCGTCATTTGTCGCAGGAAGATCGCTGCCCGTGCCTTTTTTCGATTTAATTAAGGCTTTCAGTTCACGTGTCAAATCGTTATTCACCGCATCAAGCACACGGACGATTTTGTTTTTCGCGAACTTTTTGTTTTTCTCTGCCGTAAATGTCACCAATGAGTTGATATCTTTTTCAACGCTGACTGACTTATCACGGGCATCATAAGAGAAAAGGAATTCACCTTTGGAAAGACGTTCGATCACTTCATCATGAGTCAGGCGGTGCAGCACATCGACGGCGCCCTCGTATTCAACGAATGTTAAGGATTGATTAAATGCGGCGCTGGCACTTGCGCCTGCTACCCAGGCGGTCGCATCTTCAGCTTTAATCTCGGTTCCGTCTTCCAGCAGCACACCTTCAGTAACATTGATAATGCCTTCATAATCCCCGCTGTAATGGGCGGTCACCCCTTGCACTTTCTGTCCCTGCGCATCGCGAAGGCGTTTAATGAATGCGGCAAATGTCGCTTTCAGCTGATCGTTTTCCGCGACAGGAAGAGCGATGACATCGAAATTCTCCGTTTCAGCAGCAGCTAAAAAATCCGTATAGTCTGAGTTGACCGGTGCTTTATCAGTTCCGCCCGCGAGACGGATGCCTGCCTGCGGGTTTAACGTTTCCCCGGATTCTTCCTCAGTGCCTGTCAGCGGGATGGAAGCCGACAGTTCGCCCGTTCCCGTGAATGTGACATAGCCGTTTGCTTTTAATTCTTCGGCTTTTTTCACCGTTTGTTTGTCAACTTCCGCTTCATCCATGTAAGTGGTCACATCGAAAGCGGTCTGATCAAGGACGTTTTCACTGATGCGGATGATGATGTCATTTCCTTTTGAACCGCCGTACAAAGCGGTTGCTTTAACACCTTGCGAAAGATCGGCGCTCGCTCTGATTCCCTCTGTCAGACGGTACATCAAAACGGTTTTTGCTTTCTTTTTCGCCTCACGAAGCAGAATCAGTGACGGATCTTCAATACTGAGCCCCACTTTTTTATTCAAATCTTCAATGCTTGAAATGGAAACGAATGTTTTCGCTTCCCCCCAGCCGGATGCGACGGGAAGGGCGACAATCCCGCGTTCACCGATCGATACCCGCTCCTGGGCGGTTGTTTTAAAGTTAAAATAGATCCCGGCACGTTCTTTTTCTTTTCCTTGCGTAAATGTTCCGCCGTTCATTATTGCATGACCTCCTTGGTTAAAAATGCTTCAATGTAAGACTTGGCTTGCGCTTTTGTCATTTGTTTTTGCTTCACGCCGAATAAAGCCCCCTGGAGAATCTCAGGTTTTACGCCGAAAAGCTCCTTCGCGTGCTTTGTTAAATCCGCCGTGTCATAAAGAACCGCTCGTTCCGCCGTTGCGGCGTTTTTCTTTTTATGTTGTTTCACTTTTCTTTCACCCCGCTGTTAATGTCCACATCCCGCAGTGCGGGAGATGTTTGTTTCTGATAGTAGTAGCGGCTCGTCCAGCGGATTGTGATCACTGCCTCGCCTTTGTCTCCGACTCTTGTTTCGATACGGCTGATGCGGACGAAATCACCGGTATCCTCCCCTGATTCCGTAAGCAGCGGAATCAGCTGTCTTGATTCTCTCACCGCATCAGCGATCCGGTCGGCTGCATAGAGCGCCTGCACCGAGTCGGCATGGAACAGCTTCACATTCAGACTGTACGTTTTCTTATAAGTAGAGACTGTATCATTTTCGTCAAAAACAAATGGGGGCGGAATGTATAGTGACGGTACCTGAAATTGTTCAGGCAGTTCATTTTCATATACGGGCACGCCGCACTGCTGATACAAAAAAGCGGCGATTGAACCGGTTTCGCGATTCATCCGATATCTCCCCCCAACGTGTTAAGCCACTGATTGAAACGCTTGTCCAGCGATTCGGCGAAGAGTGTTTCATACAAAAGAAGGGCTTTGTCCCAAAACCCATTCCCGCTGATCCACTGTTTTTTGAGCGCCATTCCCGTTGAAGCTGACGGATCAAAGATGAACCGGGAGCCTTGAAAATACCCGGGCACCCATCTGACATTTTCATCTGAGACGGTCCAATGTCCGTCATTTATGAATGAGGCATACTCTATATTGGTGCCGATTTCAAGGGTCAGTCCCCCGTTTTCAATGATCCATACATGATCCTGCGCTCCTTTTCGGAAAGAAGACAGCAGGTTTTCTGTATCAATTCCTCCCGAATGAATAAGCTCCTCCCTTACCATGTCGAGAAAATCCTCTCCTGACTGTTCCAGCCATTCGCCTGCCTGACGGGCAAATTCTCCGGATGATGCCTTTTGCAGCGACCGATTCCATTGCTCAAGGTTTTTTATGCTCATAGTCTGTCATCTCTCACAGCGATAACCTCCCAATGGTGCTGTCTTGCTTTCTTCGGCATTTCCAGAATATACGCCTGTCCTTCCCAAATGATTTTGTCATTGACACGCACAGCGGCCTCTTTCGGAAAATGAACGAGAAACCGCTGATATACCTTATGATCAGGCGCAAGCTGAATAAGCTGCTGCTGTTTTTCAACAAACAGACACGGCACGTCTTCAGCGTCGGGCACTTCCGGATAAGAAAAGACAGGCTGGAGCTTTTCGGCGGGAATCCCGAAGCGTCCGGCCTTCGGAACTGACACCGTCTCATGATAAATATCGCATCTGTCAGTGAGCAGCCGTTCGTAGCTCATAAAGGTCTCACCTTTGCGTTTGCAGAAACCGGGGAATAACCCGGCGCGATATATTCACAGAGCAGATGGTGCACCGCCGGTTTTCTGATTCCGCCTTCATCTGCCACCGTATACGAGTAGTCGCCTATCTTTTCAGATTGATAGGCGGAAGCGGCTGCTTCATTCTGGTTGATCAGCGCAAAATATTGAGAAAGCTTTAATAACGCAAGCTTAATCTTTTCGGGAAGCGGTGAGTAAATAGGGTCAGTGAACGAATGCCCCGCCATTCTGGCCGCTTCCGCCTCCGCCTCCAGAATGTCCTGTATTAGAAGCGGCTCCGGCCTGTTTTTGACTTGATCATAAACTGAATATGAAACAACGTCAGACGGCTGAATTAACATAACTGCCACCCCCGTCTTATTCTTTAACGTTTACGATTTTGGCGCTTGCATCTTCTTCTTCAAATTTGCTGTCAAGTTTAGCCGTCAGTACGATAATAAATTTGCGGCTGCGAATATCTTTATCTACTTCGATTCGGATATTCCGTGAAAAACCGAGAATGATATTTTTCGGGTGAGTCAAAATGATGTCAGACGCATCGTACTGGGAGTCACCTTCTCCGACCGAGTACGGCTGCAGATTGGACACTCCTTTGACCGGAACGCCGAATGCTGAAGACAAACCGCCCTGCACCGCAAGATCCCCCAGGTTGGTCTGACGGTCAGCCACACGGTCTTTCCATTCAATCTCCATACCTTGAGATGTGTAAAATCTGAATTCCTGAGGCAGGCGCAAATATTTTGCCGGAATGGCTTTTAAGCCTTTTTTAAATGTGGCTCTGGACAGCTCTTCCCCGTTTCCGTCAATGACGTGAGATACAGTCTGCTTACGGATTCCGTCAAGCTGTGCCAAGTACGGATCAGAAGAAGATGTATCGCCGTTTACGACAAGCTCCTCAATATCGACTGCCGCCCGCTCCGCCAAAATCTGCATGATCGTCTGCTGCAGGCCGTCTTTTTCAATATTATTTTCAAGCGTGTCATAGGTGATATTAATTTCCGCAATGACTTCTTTCGTATTCAGCTGCACCGTACTTGTTGCCGGGACGGTCAGCTGATCGTCAGTTAAGGCTTTTCCTTCCTCAGCGGCACGCAGAATCCGCTGACCGAAACCGATTTTTTCAAATTTCTGCGAGTCATTTTCCATTTGAATCACACGCGATTCGCTGAAAATAGTCGGCGTGTTCTGCACCATGCGGATAAATGCTGAAGCTTGTGCGGGGTTCATTAAACCGCCGCTTTTTAAAGCGGAAAGTGACATTTCCGCCTTTCTGATGATATCTTGATTTCTCACTCTACAGTTCCTCCTTCTGACTGGGCTTAAAGCAGTCCGCTCCAAATGGATTTTTTAACAGGCTCTTGGCCGCCCGTCTCTTCTTCCGGCTGCTTTGATGCGCCTCTTACTTTTTCAAGCGCTTCAATGCGTTTAATAATCGGCGCGAGCATGTCCTCGACAAGCGTTTTCAGCTTTTCTTCATCAGACGGTGCAGCCGCCCCGTCTTTGTCTTCCGTGTTTTGGTCCAAGCTGTCAAGCCGCTTTAAAAGCGGGTGCAGCGCGTGTTCAATCGATTCTCTTACGTCTTCTTTTCTCATCTTGTTCAAGTCCTCTCCCTTGCGGTTTCTTGATTTGCGGTCACGGTCGAGAAATTGCTTGACCGCGCCGAATAAGCCGGCTTGCTTTTCTGCCGGCTCTTCGTAAACGTCAGCGGTTCCCGCCATGCTGTAGCCCGTAATGATACCGGCTTTAATCTGATCCCATACTTCATCGGAAGCTTTGGTGACAAGCACCCAAGATCCTTTCCGGATCACAGCATTCCCGATTTCAAAGTCATCCGGGGCGACGTACGACTCCACCACCTCGCCGGTCCCGCCTTCAAAATTATGATTAGTATCGATGTTGCGGGCGTCCGCCAAAAAACCGTGAGCGGCCTTTTCAATTTCTTCAGCCGTCATATAATCGCCATGGGCATCCGGGACATCCGGCTCGTAAACGATGCCGTAAACAAGCTTCTGCTCATCCGATTCGCTTTTTGTAAACACCTGCACCTTTTTTTCAAATGACGGAAGGCCTCCGGCTGATTTTGTAAAAAAGAATTCCGTTTGGTTCGCCGCCTTATCGACATAGCTCACAAAACTGATGACGGCATTTCTCAATTCTCTCGGCACGAGATGTTTTCACCCCCTTTCAGGATTGCTCCTTTTTCCCTTTCAGCACCGGCCGGCTGTAGTACTCTTCAGGCCATTCCTCAAGCGTCTTGCCGAGCACTCTTCCGGCCAGATCACGGAGGTCATTAGGAGAGACCGCGCCGGCGGAAATAAATGGCGTAAGCACCTTCGCAATTTCAAGCGGATCGCGAAAATCAGGCCCCTTCAATGTGAGCTGTACATCGTGGAGACCCAGTTCAGGCAAAAATAACGTGTTGAGCTTATTAATCAGCGTTTTCCGCTCCGGCTGAAACACCTGCTCCTCCGTTATTTTCCGTGCCGTATCGGCGGTGGCTTTGTTGTATTCCTGCGCCTCGCCCGTATAAAGCGGCGGGAGACGGAAAGCGGAACGGAGTTTATTTCTGCTTTTGTCGTCATATTCAAGAAACAGCGCATCATCCTGCAGAATTTCCGCAAGTGATTTAATTTCCACAGACACGGGCGTAATGTCTTCGCCTCCGTGAAGGTCTTTTTCCTTCGCAATGCCTTCCGCCTCAATCAGCAGAAATTTGTGGGCGTTTTCCACCCCTTCCAGGTCATTCATATAATCCTGGAGTTCTTTGTACGATGCTTCTGACAGCATGCCGTTTTCAACCGTAATGGCGGCCGGCACGTGACGGCCCTGCTTGAAATACATAAAATTCAGTTCTTCCGCTTTCCGGGCGCCGTACAGATTGACGATATTGCCGACCCAGCGCGGAATTCCGTAAGTGCCGCTGCCGATTTTTAAGTGAATGGCTTCATTTGCCCGGTATTCTTCAGACAGGGTCTTTACGTATTCGCCGGTTCTCATGTCCATCATGCGGGGGTCGCCGTATTCCTTAAAAAACACTTTCCGTCCGTTCAGCATCTGAACATATTTACGGAACCGTTTTTGCCTTTTAATCGTTTTGGATGCGCCATTTTCTTCATAAGAAAATGTAACTTCAACGGGATCAGTCACACCGCAGACGCGCATATGTTTCACATCCAGATATTCAATCCCCGCCGGTTTTCCCGCCCCGTCCCGAAGCACTTCGAGAAAACCGTTGCCCGTTTTTTCACGGTCTTCTATCGCATATCCGAGGATCGTCTCGGCCGATTCATCAAAATGAAGACATTTGTAAAAGCTCTCCAGCTTCATCCAGTTTTTTTCGGCCCGGGCCTTTTTTGACGGGGAGCAATCTGGGCTATTTACATCAAAGGTATATTCCACATCAAACCCAAAACCCGTAATATTGACCCGATACGCGTCAATGCACTGCTGAAGAATCGTCGAGTATTCGGCGATTGTTTTCAGTTCAATGAGATTATAGGGCGGTGAGATGATGTCTTCGCCGTACAGATCGGCAAATTGATCTTCGTTCATCTGCCTTGCCTGCGGCGCGGCCATTTTTGATTTAAAGACGGTGGCTCTAACGTTTTGATAGTTCGGCAACGCCTACCTCCTCCTTTCCCGATTCGGACGTCTCCGTTTTTGTGATGCATCTTTCAAATCCGCCGCGTCATAGTCATCCAGCGCATACCAAATGGCTGAAAGTGTGTGGGGATCAATTGAAAACTCATCTTCCGACAGAACGCCGTTTTTGTTTTTTGCGTACGTTAAGTTCTGCAATTCGCGGATCGTATGTTGACAGCTGTCTGAGCAATAGATGTGTTTGAACCGTTTCAGTTTTTTTGTATACTGAAGTCTTGAGCCCGGAAACTTTTTGGCCGCAACCATGCAAAATCCCTGCCTGCGAAAATATTGGATGCTTTTCGGCTCAGCCGAATCCGCTTTGATCAGCTCTTTTTGATCCGCCAATTCCTGAAGCTCCTCAGCTGTCTGATCATCGGTCATTTTGTTTTTGTAATACTCCCAGAAAATATAAAGCTCTTTTTGATCCGGATCGACGGCAAGCCGGATGACCGCATTGTATGACTCTTCAAAACCGAAATCCATGCCGGTCCGAAACAGGGGGCGCCTGATGGAAGCAATCCGCTCCGTTACTTCGTTGTGCTCCATGACCTGAAACTGCGGAAACACGCGGATGCCATTGACGCCGAACTGTCCTTTGCGGGCGATCCGGTATAAATCGGGATCGTAATGCCGTAAACTGTCCAGCTGCTTAATATAGCTTTTCGGCAAAAACAGATTATCGCACGCTGTGGAGTGGTGGTAATACGTATCTCCCTTAACGACGGTGCCTTTTTCATACAGCGTCTGATCATCCAATACGAAGCGTTTTTTTTGCTCATCACGAAAAAAATGCCGGTACGTCCAATTGGAGGTGCCGACGGGATTTGTGGTGCATATCATATGAAGCGAAAGCTCGGGATGGCGCAGACGCCCGATCAGCTCCTTAAAGCCTTCATACTTCACTTCAGAGCATTCTTCAATCCAAATCAGTGAAATATGATGAATGGATTTCAATTTGGCCGGGTTGTCCATCCCTTTAAACATAATCCGGCTTCCGTTTGAAAATCTCAGCTGCATCGGCGAAGACACGGCCTTTACGGCATGTCCCAGCTCAAGCTCCCCGATAATATCTTCAAACAAGGCAAAAGTAGAATCTCTGTGCGTATCGAAAACTTCCCGCACGACAAGCGCCGTCCGCTTTTCACGAAGCAGCTTCAGGATGATTTTCAGCGCGGTATGATAGCTTTTTGACGAGCCGTAGCCTCCGACGAGAAATTGGTACGTTTCATTCCAATTGAACAAATAATCTTCAAAGCGCGGGTTGACCGCTTTTTCAATCATGACCGTTCCTCTTTCCGCGTAATGACAATGTCAATCGGCTTTTGGCTGTCTTCTGTTTTTTCCATCTTCTGCTGTGCCAGCTTTAATTTTTCATTTTCGATTTTTTGTTTAAATTGATCAGGGAAAAGGTCAAAGTACAAGGACAGCTTTTCAAGAGCCTTCATCTTGTCGGCAAGCTTGATTGCAATGCCCTCTTTTCCGAGTTTTGCTTCTGTGACGATGGTTCCGTCCAGAAGGTGCGAATCTTTAACGTCAACGTAGCTGATTTCCTGCATAATCGGCTGATCATTTTCGTCAAAGAGCGGCCCTGATTTTCCGAAGGCCTGAACCTCTTTTTTTCCGAAGGTTACATAATCGGTAATGTCGGCGAAAGCGATTTTCACATAGACTTGAAGAACGTCCATCGCTTCGACAAACACTTTATTGACCATTTCCTTTTTCATGCGGCTGATTTCTTTGGCGACTTTTTCGTTTTTTAACAGCCTGCTTCCCGTCACATGCGCGCTTTCCGGTGAATAGCCGGCTTTTATCGCAGATTGGGTGGCGTTAAAGCTTTTCACATAATAAAGACAAAACAGCCGCTGGCGTTCGTTTAACTCATCACCTTCGCCCGGGGTGTTTTTTCCGCCGCTTTCCGCGTTCTTATGAAGCGCCTCGTCCCAGCGCCCTTCTTTTTTCCATCTGCCGATCGTTCTTGCGGATACGCCTGATTCGCCGGCAAGGGCGCGATTTGTGATGCGGCCTTTATGAGACTGATAGATTGTAAATGCCTGTTTTCTTTTTGCGTTTTTCATGCTACGGCATCACCGCCACCTCCGACATGATTGTCTATAATAAAAAGCGGCTTCTAATCGGGCCGCTTTTTGTGATCGTCTGTTCACTTCTAGGTGGCAAACGTATGACAACTTATGAAGCAGGCGATTGATTTCGTTGTTCCTGCTGTTTTTGTATTTTCAGAAGCGCCCGTTTGACCGTCGTCTGTACGGTTGATTTCTTTACATTCAGCAAGGCGGCAATCCGTTCATATGAAAAGCATTCCGCTTTGTGGAGCAGCAGCATTTCTTTTTCTCTATCCGTTAAAACGGCTAATGCGTCCCGCAGTCTGATTCTGTCTTCTTCAGTCACATTTGCGGAAGGTTCAAACATCAGCGCCTGCGAATAGGTTTCTATGATTCTCGGATCTTTAATCAGCATTCTCTGATAAGCGTCTCTGCGGTCTATCGCTCTTCTTATGCCGGGCTGCCGGCCTTTTTCAAGCCATTCGATGACATATTCCACATCTGTAATGATCGTTCTGATGATTTTTTTATCTTTCAGTTCTTCTGAAGTAAGCACCGTTTCATCGGCTTCCTCCAGCTGCTTGTACCACTTTTTCGTCTCTTTCAGCGTGCGTTTATATTCAAATAGTAAGTCTTCCATGCAGATCCTCCTCTTTTTCGGAACCAAAAAAGGACACCAACCAATGCGCAGCATGTACGCGATTGATCAGTGTCCGCAGGCTTTCCGTCTTGGACGTATTCTGTTTTTAATTCAATTTAAAGCCGATTTCATATTCGACCCGGGCCAGATCCCCTTTTCGCGTTTCGACAAGCGTTTTGCCGTGCTCCGGCGCTTCGGCGAGCCATGCTTCCTTCTTCAGTCCGTCTACAATGATGACCCGCACCTTGCCTTCTTCCAGCTGGCTTTGTAATGTTGTATGTTCAATGTCAGTCAGTTTTTTAGGATTCATGTTTTACGTCCTCCGTCTTTTTCAGGATGTTTACTTCATGTATGAGGTTTCCGAGCTCATTTATGAACGCTTCTTTTTCTTCAGAACTTTCTCCCCGGAGCAGGCGGAGAGCCGTTTCGGTCGCCTCAAAAAGTTCCGGAGCTTTTGCCATCAATGCCGCGTTGATCTGCTGAGAGTATGAACTTAAGTTGAAAACGGCCGCGATGAGCCTTCCGTTTGAATAAGGGAACTTCTCTTTATCCGCTTCGCTGTAAGCGGAATAAATGTAAATGGGTTTTTCTTTTCCGCTGTGTACGGCCCGCCATGGAGCGGGGCTGTGTTTTTCTTGCAATGGTTATCCTCACTTTCCATCAGCCTCATGCCATGCTTCAATTTGCTTTTCTATCCGTTTCGCCCTGAACAGCAGGCAAAAAAGCCATTTAATATATTTATACACGTAGATCAAGCCTCGCTTTTGCGTCTTGAACCATTCGCTCGAGACGTTTAATGACCGGCGTTAAATCAGTGCCTGTTTTGCAGTTCGGGCAAGGGTGAAAGACAGCGCCGAAACCCGTTTCCGTCACAATGACCTTCTTCGGCCCGCACAGCTTACACATTATCTCGCCCCCTCTAATCTGTGGTTTACGTCAAATGAATTGCCATTAATGATGACTAAATAATCGCTGCACATCTCATAAATTCTTGTGCCCAAGGCTTCATCAACCTGCACCAGTCCGTCACAGGCCAGCTCGCTCGAGATAAGAACCGGCTTATGATTTAAATAGCGGTAATTCACGACGGCGTACATTTGTTCAATCTGCCAATCGGTCGCCCGGGGTTTTCCGTTCAGCGGTTTGAACAGATCGTCAATAAAAAGCACATCCGCCTGTTTCATACGGCCAAGCTTTGCATCAAGCAGATCAAAATCATTTTTTAAATCCGTAAAGCCCTCCACAAAAGGAAAATACAGCACAGGTGTCTGCATCTGTCTCATGACATAATTGCTGAGAGCGGTCAAAAGATGGGTTTTTCCCGACCCCGGACGCCCTAAAAGGGCAATGCTGTTTTTCCGGCAGTTTTTAATCTTGTCGAAGTTTTCAACATATTCAAGGGCGCACTCATATGCGTCGACGACTGCCTGAGGCTTGCCCCGCGTGATAAATCCTTTGAAATCCAGCTTCCGAAAGGCGCCTGTAATCTCACTTGCGCTGAGGATGCGCTCTGCTTTTCGTTCGGCGGCGCAGCGGCACTTAACCCACACATCCAATCCCAGCTGGTTTTTGAGATAACCGCCCTGATCTTTACAGAGCGGACAGTCAAAGCGGCTTTCGTCTGATTCTTCCGGTCTGTCCGCCAGTAATGGACGTTTTCCGTTTTTCAGGTCGGCCAGTATCTGCTCGATCGTTCGTTTTGTCATGTATCGTATTCCTCTCTTTTTTTGTTGTGATTGTCCTTCCCGCAATTCGTGCATTCAGGCGGTCTTCCATATACTTGGCGCAATAGCTGAAAGCCTTGATCGTTTCAGCTGAAGATGTGCGCCGCTGTTCAAAAGCGGTAAAGCATTCGCCGAGCCATTTGATTGCTTCTTGTGCTGACGCACCGAGGGAAACAATACGGGCGATGGCCTGATAATCCCGGGGCGACGGGTATACGCTCCGCCCCTCCTGTGCAGACCTTAATCTGATAAAATGGGCGGCAATGTCGTTAATCGTTTCTTCAGCAGTATGATTTTTTGTTATATCTATTTCTCTCCGGACATTTTTGTCCCGGTGATCCGCCGATATTGTCCGGTCAGTTGCTTCCGGGCGGGTCAATGTCTTTTTCGGCGTGAATCTTTTCGAGTGCTTTATGGAGACGATGAGTCCGTAAGGGGCGCGGACGGTTTTGATATATTCATGCTGTTCCAAAACCTCAAGCCACCGTCTGACGGTTTTTTCGCTGACGGCAAATACATCGGCCATCTCTCTTGCTTTTACGGGCTTATGACCAAGGACGATCCCCCACTTTACACCGTCTTTTACGTGTTCCTTTGTCGTTGAGCTGATGAACCATAAAAACAGCCAAATGGCGGACCCAATTTTGTCATAATGTTCTGAATTCAATAATCCGGAATAGATGAAAAACGGGTAGCTTTTACGACTCATAAGGGACGTCTCCGTTTGTCTTCAGACCTATATAGCGTTCATACTGCAATCGGTTATCAAATCGGAATACCGGTAGTCCGCAAGCGGTAAAAGATATCGAACCGCCTGCTTTTCCTAAACATCTCTGGTCAGCCGGATTGCTGCTGAAACGGATGATTATCGCCTTCATCTCTCACCCTCCCGATCAATTTCTTATCGTATTTTGATACATTTCGTATCCCTATGATGTTGATTATATACGATACCTTTCGTATCATCAAGACCTTTTTGATACTTTTTTTATCATCCCTTTATTTTGATACATTTTGTATCTATAATCATAAGTAACTTAGGGTGTTGAAAAAAGAGAGGTCATTCGGATGATAGGCGGAAGATTAAAGAGTCTCAGAGGAAAGAAAACGCAGGAAGAAGTCGCAAATCATATCGGTGTCTCGCGCGCCAGATATTCTCATTATGAAAACGGCCGATCTGAACCCGATTACGACACGCTGCAAAAGCTTGCGGATTATTTCAAAGTGTCGACTGATTATTTGTTAACCGGAAAAGAACCTTCAGATGAAGACATGTTTGCCGATCCCGACCTGCAGATCGCATATCGGGACATGCAGGACTTTTCCCCGGAGAGCAAACAGCAGGCCATTGAATTCATTAATTATTTAAAAGAAAAAGAGAAAAACCGCAGGCCGAAACATAAATAATCCGCTCTTTTCCTTTAAACTGCTTAACGTTCAGCCGATATAAAAGCTGAATGTTTATTTTTAAAAGAAAAGGGAATTGATTCAAAGTCCGATCAGGGCTTTTCTTTCTCGCTTAAAAAAGAACATATGTTCGAAAGGGTGTATTCAATTGGGCGATTTTTTAACACATCTTGAGGAATACGTCAAAAACTTATATTGCCGCATGGGAATGACCGCCCCTCTCCATATTGATATGCAGATGATTGCCAAGGAGCTTGACATTTGGATTCATTTTGAAGATACGCACAGTATGATGCTGAAGCGGGACGGCATGTACAGCATCGTCTTGAATCAAAAAAAGTCACCCGAAGAGCAATGGCAGGATTTTGCGCACGAACTGTGCCATGTGCTGAAGCATACCGGCAACCATTTTCATATGAACAAGCTGTTCAGGGAACTGCAGGAATTTCAGGCCAACCATTTTATGTACCACTTCTGTGTGCCGACCTTTATGCTGTTAAACATGGAGCTTCCCCAGCGAAGGAGCCATGCCGTTATTTTAATCGCAGCCGCTTTCCGGGTGACGGCATCATTTGCGGAAAAAAGGCTGGAGCTGTTTGAACGGCGTAAAGCAGGTATTCAATTTCAGAAGCGGCTCGCTTGTTTGTTATCCGACAAGAAGCGGCCGAATGTGTATTATGAAAGCGGACAGACACACTTGCATGCCGCTGAAGAAAAAACGCCGTATTTTATTGAAAATTAGCGATACTCTGCCGGCTTGGAACGCAGCCGGCAGAATGTCATCATTCTCACCGTGCTGCCCGCCAAGCACTTCTTGCACCGTATAGCTCCAGTAAATATAAGAACGGGCCCCCTGTTCATTTATCATAAAAACCGGCCTTCACGGCTTCTACATACCGAAAAAACAGATCGGTTGGCGTATATTTTTCTCCCCGGCAGCCAAAATTGCTGAACAGCGCGTGTCTCTGCGCCGTGCTCACTTCCAATTGCAGCCCCATTTTCCTTTTTGTCCGATTGACAATGTTGCCGGGATTTACACCTGCCAGCCGATCATTCTTCTCTGTCAGCTCGGCATCAAATCCCGCTTCACGCAGCAGATCACAAATCAGTCTTGCTTTTTCCAGATCCGCGCCCCCGACGAGTGTATTTGCCTTTTTCAGATCATGATACCCATGAAAAGCCAATCCGTAATGATGGGCGGTCACTTTTTCTAAAGCCAGGGGTTCGTCAAAACGTGTGCTTGTCAAATGGAGAGAACGGTTATCGCACCGCTTCGTTCCTTCAAATAAATAAATTGAGCTTTGGTCAGAAAATGCCCGCACCAGCTCACTGACACCCGGCTCAATCCTGCCGCCGTGGGGAGCGAGGACGATACATTTACTTCCCTCTTTTTCTTCATAAATAATTCTGTATTCCGATTCAGCAGCAGATAGGGCTGCGAAATTATCATATCTATCTTTCATGTGTAACATGCTCTCCTTTTCCAGTCAGCACCAGTTTACTCTACTCACCTGGGAATGGAAACCTTTTTATAGTATGATTTGATAGAATACGTATCAGGGGGGGATATATCATGGGGTTCATCAATGGATTGCTGGGCAATGCGTCGACAATATCGACGGCTGAAGCAAAAGCAGAACTGGCTCGTATTCTGCTGGAAGGTGAGAATGTCAACGCCGCATTTAAGCTTGTCCGAGATATCATTGTCTTTACGGATAAGCGTCTTATTCTTGTTGATAAACAGGGACTCACAGGGAAGAAAACGGAGATTCAATCCATTCCGTACAAGAGCATTTCCAGATTCAGCGTAGAAACTGCCGGCCGCTTTGACCTTGATTCAGAGCTGAAAATTTGGATTTCAGGCGCGGAGCTTCCCGCTGTCTCAAAGCAGTTTAAAAAAGATGAAAGCATTTATGATATTCAAAAGGCCCTTGCAGCAGTTTGTATGTAAGAAGAAACGGAAGCCCGGGGGGCTTCCGTTTTATTGATTACAGTTTTTCTTCAATTTTCGCCTTCGTTTTCGGGCCGTAAATTCCGTCTGCCGTTAATCCGCTGACGGATTGAAAACGTTTTACGGCATTTGCCGTTTTCGGACCGTAAACGCCGTCCGCCCCATGATTTTTTGCTCCTTTATCGGGATAAAAATAAAGAGCGGATAAAGCGTTTTGCACTTGTTTTACGTTTGTCCCTTTCGTCAGCGGTTTCGTCACTTTGATCACACCGGATGGAAGCGGATAGGAAGACACAGCCTGACTTTTTGAAGAAGAACCCGTCTGAGCGAGCTTGATCACTTGTCCGACTGTAATGTGATTCGGATCGGTGATATGGTTGATGCTTTGCAGCGATTTTACGCTGACACCGTGCGATGCGGCGATTTCCGATAAGGTGTCGCCTTTTTTCACATGGTATTCAGACGCGGAAGAAGCAATAGAGGCTTTTTTCGCCGGCATACTCCCGCTTAATTTTTTTTCAATCTTCGCCTTCACTTCATCCCAGCGGCCTTCAGACAAAATGCGGTGCGGGCAGTACTTTCCGTTCCAGTCCTGATGCTTTCTGATTCTGTCAATCCCCCAGCCCCGTTCTTTCAAAAGCTGCGCCGCGAACGCAATCGCCAGTTCTTCTGCGGCTCTGTACCGTTCGCCGCCTGACTTGCTGTAACAGATTTCTATAGCAATCGACTTTCGGTTTCCGGTACCGTTCGTGCCGTCTCCCGAATGCCAGGCATTCCGGTCCAACGGAATTCCCTGGATCACTTCTTTGTCATCAACCGCAAAATGATAGCTCGTTGATTCGCTGTTTCCCGTCATATAGCTGATTTCATTAGCGGCGGATGCGTCGTTTGCCGTGTTATGAATGGTAATATACTCCGGCGTCATCGGATTCGGACATTTTAACGCATATTTATCAGCCGATACGAGCCGTTTTTTCACTTCAATCCCCAC